CCGGGAGCACCGGGAGCAACTGGAGCACCGGGAGCACCGGGAGCACCCGGTAGGATGGGTGGACGTGTATTGAGTGCAACGTATGCCGCAAACCTCTGGGCAAACGACAAGAACAACCGCAATCAGTCCGATTTTACCGGGTTCTTACAGAGTCAGATCGATGCTGGTATCATGAAACTTCCTGATGGAAGAACGTTTTCTCAAGAACCGGATATAGGCGATCCGGCAGAAGGCAGACCCAAAACAGTTAACATTCGCGCACGGAATGCCGCAGGGGTCGATAAACTTTTTACAAGTCCAGATCGTGCAGGATTTGATTGGTCAGATGTTGCAGAATTTATAAAAGAAGGCGCAGCACCTGCCGCACCTGCCGCACCTCCCGCCACCGCCGCATCCGCCGCCGCCGCGTGGGCCGCCTTTAACAACCGGCGCGCCTACCTTTAAGTATAGACTCTACAACTGAAAATCTGCAAAATAGACTGTCAAACAATATGCCACGACACTGAACAGGTACACCCAGGTCCACACTGGGAATATCGTTGCCTCTCGATCACCCGTTCCAAATGGACGAACACGACCTTCGCGACCAAACGCGACAGTCGGTTTGATGTAGAGAAAGGCAGACATGAAAAAGAGGTAGAAGGACACCATCCAGATCCGATGATTTTTCCGTGTGAACGCCTCCATTATCAAATCCCAACGAAAAACAATGAGTACTGCCGCCGACTACATCTTGCCGAATCGCAAAGCATTTGCAGATTCAATTACTCGAATCTTTCTCAAGTACAGAAAAGAAGACCGAGATCCCCTGTCCGAAGACAAGGATGTCGACCTATGTCTGAATCAAACAAGTGCCCGTGAACTGTTTCCGTATCAAAAATTGATTCGAGACTACATGATGATCGAAACACCCTACCGGGGAATTTTATTGTATCACGGTCTCGGGTCCGGCAAAACATGCTCGTCGATTGCCATTGCTGAATCCCTTGTGTCCAAATCTCGTGTTGTGGTCATGACGCCGGCAAGTCTGCGCGCAAACTACAAGAACGAATTTCAGACATGTCCGCTCTACACTGAACAGCACTGGCGGGTACGTGAAGTCAGTTCCGCAGACCGTGCTGATGAAGGGAAAGCGTTAGGGATTTCTGAAGCGTTTCTTGAAAAACACGGCAAATTCTATACGACAACGCCGAGACAACCGGCAAATTTCACAACACTTTCGAAAGTGGATCAAGACCTCATTCGTCAACAAATTGATGACGTTCTGACAGGTCGCTTTACATTCGTCAATTACAATGGATTGACACGCACTGCAGTTGCTGCACTTCTTCCTGAAGACGGACCCAATCCGTACGACGATTCCATTGTCATTATCGATGAAGTGCACAACTTCATCTCCCGCATTGCCGACAAGGAAGGTGTGATCTTGCCGGTGTACAATGCAATTTATCGCGCCAAGTCCTGCAAAGTCGTGGTCTTGTCGGGCACTCCCGTGATTAACCGTCCCAATGAGATTGCGTACCTTATGAATTTGTTGCGCGGACCCATTGAGCGAATCACAATTCCATTCAAGACAATACAAGGATGGGATGAAGCGAAAATGACCGCAACCCTTCATGAACTCCGTGACATTGATACCGTCGAATTCAATGCAGTAAAAAAGGTTGTCATGGTCACCCGCAATCCACCGTACTTTTCTACAGTCTACAACAATACCGGTCAGCGTGTTGCCGTGCAGTACAATAAAGATTTACCCTGGATCCCTTTGCCCACCGATTGGGTCAAGTCCTTCAAAACCACCTTTGACACGGCAAATGGCAGCGACATTGCCCTTGAGCGGATTGTGTCTGAAGAACTTGAGTGTCTTCCGTCCAAATATGAAGAGTTTGCGGATCTGTTTCTGGACGGTCTGACCATCAAGAATCCGATGCTTTTGCAACGACGCATCCAAGGTCTTGTTTCCTATTTCAAGGGTGCAGACGAGCGCCTCATTCCCCGCAGAGTCGACGATGACAAGATGCTTGAAAAGGTTCCCATGTCCTCGGAGCAATTCACAACCTACCTTGATGCCCGCAACAGGGAAATGATCAAACCCACCTCTGCGGCAAACAAACTAAAGGATGAAATGAAGTCGTTCCGTGTCAAGTCGCGCCTACTCTGCAATTTCTTGGTGCCCCCTGAACTCAAGGTCCCTGCAGTCGATGACGATGCGGCAAGTGAAGATTCAGTCCCCGACCATCCCGACGCATTAACTGCCCTGCGGACCCAATCTGCAAAGTACTTGACACTGAAATCGCTTGACATCTACAGTCCTAAACTCAAACGACTCTTTGAAAATCTGTCCATTGGAGATGGCGTAGAGTGGCAAAATCAATTTGTGTACTCTCAGTACAGATCGCTTGAAGGTCTTGGTGTCTTTGCCGCAATTTTAGACGCAAATGGATGGCAACCGTACAAGATCATTAACCAAAATGGACAATGGATTGAAGACCCTGCACTGTCGAACAAACCCGCATATGCATTTTACACGGGAGAGGAAAAGGTTGAAGAGCGTGAACTGTCTCGTCAAATCTTTAACGGACGGTATGAAGCAAAGTTTCCCGAGTCCTTGAAAACAAGCATTGCTGCACGGGGGAAGAAATTGCTTTGTCTCCTGATGGCATCGAGCAGTGGTGCCGAAGGCATTACGTTAGCAAATGTGCGGCACGTCCACATTATGGAACCCCACTGGACCCCGGCACGCCACGATCAAGTCATTGGTCGTGCGGTTCGTATCTGCTCCCACGCCACGCTTCCCGTTGAATCCCGCACTGTACGCGTGAGTATCTACATGAGTGTATTCAGTCCAGAACAACTCAAGACGTCGGAAGGACCGAACATTGCCCGCGTCCGTCGTGCCGACACATCGAAAAAGAGATACGAAGGCGGTTCGCCGGTAGACATGTTCATGTCCACAGATGAATACCTGTATGAGGCAGCGTTTGAAAAGGATGTGATCAATCAGAGACTTGGATTTTTGTTAAAACAATCCGCAGTGGATTGCGAAATTCACAGGAAACTTCACAGTCGAGAGAAGAATGTAATTTCATGCATGCGCTTCGATAGCGGAGTCACTGGAGAAGACCTCGCATTCAATCCTGCAATCAAGACAGATCCATCGGATGCATCGTATCTGCGAAACATGGACAGAAAACGCCGCAGACTCCAGCAGGTGACGATTAAGGATCTGCTCTTCTTGTACGACGCAGACAGTCGGGAACTCTTTGATGTGTCTGCCTTTGCAGACAATCAGCGTCTGATTCGCATTGGTGTTATTGAATCGGAAGGCAGAGTCCGTTACGCACTTGCATGGTGAAGGATATCCTGCAGAAATCCAGCGCATACCGTTTTCCATGTCAAGAAGGTGTGCTCCCGAATCTTCTCACGACGAGTCGCCAGATTCTTTACGGCAGACTCCATTGCAGTTGCAGTGTCTTCAGGCGAAAAGGTAGGCGCAGACAATCCAAGCGGCATGGATCCCGGGAAATAGACGTCAATGTCGCACCTAGGAATAAAATCGGTGACGCTCTCATTCAAGAATGAACGGTAACTGCCCACATCGGTCACAACTTGAGGCGCGCCCGTATACAGGTGCTCAAGCTGACACAGACCGAACCCCTCTCCATCACTTGTATTGATCCCAATGTCCGTCAGATTGTAAATCTGATTAATGATCTCATCCGGCAGCGTATTCGGTGGCGTCGTATCCACAATCATGAGACGGGTCTTGAACTCCTCAAACGGAAGATTTGCACGCTTCAATTGATCCACAAAGATCCGATGAAGGTCGTAATATGCACCTGCCTGCGGACCGGTGACCGTGACACACATCAAGTACAGAGGCAAGGTTGGATTCCTGGCAAGAAGACGAACGAATCCGATCAACATTGTGTCCAGACGCTTCCGTTGACTGTTACGATTTGCATTCAAGAACACGATCGAGTCCGGTGCGATTTTCTGAGATGTGCGCAAGGTCATTCGCATACTCTGCGGCATGTTCGAAAAGACAGTCGGATCCACGGCATGCTCAATGATTCCAATCTCCTTTGAAATTCCATACGTCTTGAAGACACGTGCCCACTCGTCCGTAAAACAGTAAATCTTGTCCGAACAATCACGAATCTTGTCAATCAGAGGTTGAGCAATGCCCGTGTACACTTGGTCCACATATGTCCAGACCTTGTACCGCGGAGGGGTCTCGGTCACCTTCATTGCGTCCAGAAACTTGCAAATGATGAGAGGATCATTGTAGATCATTACAATGTCCGGATTGACCATGTCCAGATACTCATGAATCTTATTGAACCCAAATCCCTCCTCCTTCGGGTCCTCGTTCGCACCGGCATCGTACAAGACAACACCCTCCGGTGCCTTACGAACCGACTTTCGATCCGGATGCCGCTGAAACCCAAAGTGGTACGTCTTGACCCTAGGTGCAAGTGTCGCGAGTTGCGACAGCAGATTGAAACTCACCTTGGAGTACCCCGTCGTCTGGTCCACGTGAGTCGATATCAGTACAAACCTCATTGAGTAGATTCTTTCACCTCTCTATAAATCAAAGATGTCACAGATTAATTCGGTCCAGGATTTTCTTACGCAGAGGAAGAGACAGATTGTTGCTGCGACCTTTAAGTCGAATCCGCCCCCCGCTCACCGGCGATACAATTATGTGTACACTGCGGTCAGCGGAAACAAGGCAATGCAGTTTGAACGCAAGTTTGTACCCGGTCAAGTCTACAATACAAATCTTGTTGCTCTCGGACCTGTTCAATACACCAATCTCTGTTGTTTGCCGGTTGGAACAACATCTCCGTAAGTAATATAAAATGGGTGGAACTCAATCTTCGCAACCTGCACCTGCACCTGGTGCTCCTGCACCTGCACAATCGAGCTGGTGGAACCCCTTTGCCTCTGCACCTGCTGCACCTGCTGCACCCGCTCCCCAACAGCAACCGCAGTATGGACCGCCCGGACCGTACGGAGGTCGCAGGCGCCGTAGTCGTCGCGCCAAGAGACGGTCTCGTCACCGCCGCCGGGTGTAACGACGTCTGCGCCTACGAGTTTTCCGACCGCCCTTTGGAGGGTTTAAGACATCCTCGATCTTGGCAACACACGCATCGTATGAAAGACCGGACACATCAACAAGTCGAAATCCCGCAAACCGATACATTTTGAGATCTGCCTCCGTCGGGTTCCCCATTTTAAACGGGGCATCTTGAAACACTGCACCTGGAAACATCTCCTTGAATTTCTCTTGTAGGTACGCATGGAGTTCTAGGTGATTGCAGTATCCCTCTGCCTTTTGCGCGCGGGCCCGCAACCAGTATTGCAGGTATGTGCCCGATTGAAGATTGAATCGTAGGGTGCCACCTGACTTCAGGAGTTCACCGCCATTGTGTATAGTCGTTGCACCCACTCGAGTCGCAATTGCGCCGTGTTTCGTACCGATTTCAAATGCATCCCGTACCGGACATGCTACAAACTGCTTTTCGCCACCGCCTTTCGAAAATACAATCCATGTGTAGATCCCGTCCGGGGCACCCCGTAGATCGTCTACATTCAAGAGCGGAATCTTATCAAGAAAAATCTTAAATATATGATTACCTATCGGAGGAAGAACCGCGATCGTTTTGTCAGGCGCACCCTGCATATTGATTTTGCATGGGCGATGGATGTCGTAGGTTCGAGGGTCAAAGGGTTCATACGCATACCCCCTCTCATAGATCTCCTCACACCCTCTGCCCTTTCGCTCTTCAGGGAGTTTTCCTCTATGCAGGAAATCATCCGGATCCTCGACAGGAGCAAGCGCTCCATTTCCTGCCATGAAGGATTTACTTGGTTCTTTATGTAGAGAAAGAATCAAATGCCCGGTGCATTGATGCAACTTGCGGCCGAGGGTGCACAAAACGAATTAGTGAATGGAAATCCGTCCATGACCCACTTTCGCACTGTATATCGTCGGCACACGAACTTTGCCATGGAACATATTCGTCTTACATTCACCGCATCTCATCTCGAATTTGACGCGACAAGCACGAAGACCTTTTCATGCCGCATCGATCGCTACGGACATCTTGTGAATGATTG